TATGATAAAGGCTTTTACACGCTAACAGACGCTATTCTGTTGGTGCCTGCAGGTGAAGGTAAAATTGGAATGGTTCCATTCGTACCTTATGCAAAACGTGGACCAGTTGTTATTGGTGAACAACACGTTATGTTCCAATTAGAACCTGCTGAAGAATTAAAAAGACAAGTCATTGAAGCTACAACAGGTATTGCAATGCCTGACTCAGGTGGCGGACTTAAATTAGTATAGGAGAAACTATGGTAACGATTTATGGTAAACCATCATGTGGTTATTGCGTAATGGCAAAAACCTTATGTGAACAAAAAGGTGTAGAGTATGAGTACTTAACTCTACAAGAAGATTATACCACTGAAGAATTTTTTGAAAAGTTTCCTACAGCTAGAACCTTTCCTCAGATTACTATGGATGGTGAAGCTATCGGTGGGTATACAGAACTAGAGGCAAAACTATGAACAAATTAATTATCGCGATGACATTAGTGTTATCAGCAAATGCAGCAGCAGAAGACAATCTTGATAGCTTTAAGGATATCAGACAAGTTTGGAATACTTGTGCAGCATGTCATGGCCCAAAAGGTCAAGGTGGCATTGGTCCTAAACTACAAGGACAATCAGCTGATGATATTATTACAAAACTACTTGCTTATAAAGCAGGTGAAACAGTTGGACCACAATCTGTAATGATGTGGCCTACAGCTAAAAGTTTAACAGATGGTCAAATTGGTACCATCGGCGTATACATTCAACAAGGAATGCCTAATGAGTAAAAACTGGGTAGAAGATATTCACTTAATGCAAGGTAAATATCTTACAAGACAATGGGTAGAAAATAATCCTGAGAAACTGAAAAAGTTTCTTGAGTTTCGTGTTGACTTTCTCAACGAAGAGCTAGAGGAAACTCGTAAAGCTGTTGCTGAAAATGATGCAGAAGAAATTGTTGATGGTCTTATCGACCTTTGTGTTGTTGCTATCGGCACACTCGACGCCTTTGGTGTTGACCCTTATAAAGCTTGGGACGAAGTTCTTAAAGCTAATATGAACAAAGAAGTAGGCAGAAAGCCATCTCGCCCAAATCCACTTGGAGTACCAGATTTAATTAAGCCCGCTGATTGGTACCCACCTTCTCACGAAGGTAATCACGGCAAACTTTCAAATTTGTAAGGAGTATATTATGAAAGAATTGAAAGAAACTTTAGTAACTGCACTTGTTGCTAAGTATCAAGCACAAATTGCTGAACATAAAGCAAATATTACTGTTATGCTTGAGAATGGTGTAGGAGTTGCTGAACATCCTAGTATTATCGAAACACTCGATGCTGAGCTAGGAAAACTTGCAGAAGCAGAAGATAAGTTATTAAATGTAACTAATCATTTTGTACCTAAAGCTGCACCAAAAGTTGTATAAAAAGGTTGACAAAACTTACACAACGTGTTATAATAACACTTTAAATTATGAAAAAGGTGAAAACTATGTCCCGAGAATCTGTAAACGTCTTGCAAGAATGCATTGACTTACAAGAACAAAAATCTCGTGATTATCAGAATCCTAATTCGTCCGTTTCCCAAGCGGACTATTATCCTAATGGCTTAACCACAATCCATGACATCATGCACGCTAAAATGCTCCGCATGAAATCTGTCATGGAAGCCATGCAATCTGATGATTACGAACCCAACTTTGAATCGCTTGAAGATTCAGCTAAAGACTTAATTAACTATTCGAGTTTCTTTGTTGCATATGCTCGACATATGATTCCAGGCCAAGACCCTCGTCATGATGTATTTAACAGGAGAAATAGAGATGAGTAATATCATTATACCTTCAAGCGAAGAAGATAAAAAACGCATACGTGGTGCATTTGAAGAAATTAGCAATTCATATGTAAGAATGGAAGGCGAAAGAGCATTCCAAAAAGATGCAATTGATGCATTAGCAAATGATGTTGATATCCCAAAAGCAACACTACGAAAAGCTGCAAGAGTTTTTCACAAACAAAATATCAGCTCAGTAGTAACTGAAGTTGAAGATATGGAAGCATTGCTGGAGAGTATTTAATGTTAACAGTTGGTAACATAAGACAACTGATTATTGATAAGTACCTTGATGAAGATTTTGTAATCGACAGAACAGGTGCTAAAACTATTGAAATCATTGGTGCAACATTTATTGCAGACGAAGACTATGTTATTCGTAAACCAGCCTATGAGTACATTGAACGTGAATTGGAATGGTATGAATCTCAATCGCTTAATGTAAATGATATTCCTGGAGAAACTCCTCAGATATGGAAATCAATTGCATCAACAGAAGGTGAGATTAATTCTAATTACGGCTGGTGCATTTATTCAGAAGATAATGGTAACCAATATAAACATGTTTTGCGTGAACTGAAAAACAATCCAAATTCACGTAGAGCCACTATGATATACAATAGACCAAGTATGCATGTCGATATGACTCGCGATGGCATGAACGACTTTATGTGTACATACGCAAATACATTTTATATTCGCGATGGTCAACTTGAATCTCATTATCTTATGCGTTCAAACGATGCAGTCTTTGGTTATAACAATGATAAAGCATGGGCAAGAAGCGTTCAACATAAACTTGCATATGAACTCGGTGTTCAATGTGGTAATTTGATATGGACAGCATCCAACTTCCATGTTTACGAAAGACACTTCAACTTTATTGAGGAACTTATTAGTGCCAGATAAATGGGATATAAGATTTTTAAGATTAGCAAGAGAAGTTTCTACATGGAGTAAAGACCCATCTAAACAAATAGGTGCTGTCTATGTTGTCAATCGTAGAATCGTTTCTACAGGTTATAATGGCTTTCCACGAGGTATCGAAGATACAGAAGAACGATACAACGATAGAGAGCTTAAGTATGAGTTAGTATCTCATGCAGAAATGAATGGTATATACAATGCCACAGCTCATGGTCAATCTCTTCGTGGTGCAACTGCATACGTTTGGGGTTTACCAATTTGCCATGAATGTGCAAAAGGCATAATTCAAGTAGGATGCGTAAGAACTGTTATGGCATCAGAAGATGTACCAGATAATTGGAAGAGTTCCTTTACTAAAACGTCAAATATGTTTTTAGAAGCAGGAGTTGCTTGGTCGATATATGACGCCAGCGAAATTACACTGTAAAATTTTCATAAATAATTGTGTACATTCCAATAAAAACATGTTATAATATACAATTAATTAGGTGATTACATTATGAATAAAATTGAAAAGAACCTTGTTTTTCAAGTTCAAATAAAGCCAAATGGCGGTCGCTCAGAAGGCAAGAAAAAATTTCATTACGCGCAAGATTTATATGATTACTCTACTCTTAGAGCATCAGCTTATGCTGAAAAGAATGGAGCAGAGTATTTTCGTTTAACAACAGATGAGTGGTTAGGTAGCCAATACTCACCTGCATATCATAAACTTTATATTTACAAACTATTCGAGCAAGGGTACGATAAAATTATGTACTTGGATAGCGATTCTATTATTACTAAAATTTGTCCTAACTTATTTGAGAACGATGAATTTTCAGCAATGATGGATTATGGCTACAATACAGAAGCTGCAGCCGCGAAACAAAAAAGATTTAATGACCGCTTAGGAATACCTGACGAGCACATATACTTTTGCTCAGGTACAATTTTATTCGATAGAAAATATTACGAAGCAACAAAAGATTATTGGAGAGCACAACTTGATGTGCCTCAACCACAGCATGACCAATCATTATTTAATGTTTTAGTTGGTAACCATTATGGAAAATACACAACTATTAGTAATGAATGGGGTCACTGGGGTAAAAAAGGTAAATACATTCAGCATGTAACTACTGCTAAAGGTACTAAAACATTTGACGAACAAAATTTTTTGGACTGGGAATCCAAACTATAGAATGGAGATATTATGAAAATATTAATAACAGGGTTTAATAAAGAGCAATGTACTAAAGATTATTATCTTGGTAAAGAGCTCAAAATTCTAAACTCACATTACAGTTTAATTCGATGCCTTGAAGATATGGGCCATGAAGTTGAGCAACGAACAGTTAGTATTGGAGAAGACCTTAACGGATACGATAAAGTTATCATTTATCTTTCATCTGTTAAATCTTTTGCTCACCACGCTTTCGACGCTTTATACGCACTGACGGCAAGACCTGATGCAATTCTCGCTAATGATGATTGGCAAGTGCGTGAAGTATTCATCTCATTTAAATTGTATGAAGAAAATCTTATTGCTCATAAAGAATCAGGTAAACCGTTCTTTGATTATGGAACAAATACTTACCTAGCAAATCTATATAAAGGTGACACTCCACTTGAAGATATGGGTAAACATATTGATATGTTCATTGAAGCATGTCATATTGTAAATCAAAAACAGAATGACTTGATTTTATGTACATTTGCTGGTGGTGACAACGACAAATTTAAAATTGATTATAAAGGTAAGATTATTAATTATAATCCAAATCCTTACAATCTTAATCGTAGGCCTGAAAACAACTATGGTGAAGATATTGGATTACTTGGATTCTTTGACGAAGAGCCAATTATTATTCCACCCGATGAGAAAAAACTCAGATGGATATTTTCATCTATTGTTCAAAGTAAAACTATGGGTTGGTTCAACAAACAGAAACCGACATGGGATGTACTAAACTTTGGCCCAAGACGAGAAACAAAACAAACTAAAGGCGTTGAAACATATAGAGTGAAAGAGCCCGAGATGTGCAAAATTTATAATGAGAACTGGGGTTGCATGATGCCTGAATATTACCATGCAGGTTCTGGTTGGTGGAGATCTCGTGTTCAACAGGTTGCTGATGTAGAGTCAGTACTTGTATGTTCAGATGCAGAAGGTGCAATTTACGGTGAGGCATATGTTGGAAATACAATTGAAAGTGTTGAAAATATGTCTGTTGAAGAATTAACAAAACTGGGTAAGGCTCAAAAAGAATGTCTTTATGATAACCACCCACTAGATAAAGCAACACAAAGAAGTGAGCTTTTAGGAGTAGTAGAATGAAACATGCAGGAATTATCCCACTGATTGGAGGGGAGATATTAGCATCTGACGAAGCTTACGGACAAAAGCCCGAGTATTTAATGACATACGGCGGATTTGAAGGTAATGAAAAGCATTTGTTAAATTATTATAAAGAACACGACCACAATATTCCATATCACGTTATTGATGGCGAGAATGCACCTAAGCGATATAAGAGAGTTGATGTGGTATCGTCAG